CATGATCCTAATCAATCCAAACACGCAAGAAACGCACAAGGTTAACGCCTTCCTCGGCTCGGTCGAAGGCTTTCAAAGTCTCGGCCACTTTGGTGGCTTTTCTTATCCTACGCTTGAACAGTCAAACGTGATAACAAAGCTAAAGTGGCAACGCTTGAACCTTGATGCGAGTGGAAACAACACGTTGTTTTTCTCTTTCGAGAAAATGCTTTGCTACGTTGTTGACTCGTCAGGTTAAACCCTTATTTTTTTTACATATGAAAAACCCACTAATTGATGGAAAAGAAGTTGATTTGAAATCCGTTGGATTCGATGACATTGACCACAAGGACGCGCCCGACTATTCGGACGCATTTATCTCGGAGGCGTCATTTACTGATGGCACGCCATTGACAGAAGAACAGATGGAAAGCTTGTTTGACTTGTGCGGATATGATTTGCTTATGGACTTTATACACTAAGAAAAAAAGTATATAGCGTTGTATATAGAAAAGTATATAGCGCTATATATACTCCCCCCCATTGTATGAAAAAGTATATAGCGAATTGTATAGCGGACGGGGGGGGATGGTAATTCCTCACTCTCCCATCAACCAAAACCATCACAATTAAATTATCTATTCTCCCTAAAGGGAATATCCCCCACCCTTTTCTGGGAAAATAGAAAAAACTCAAAAACAAAAGAAAGCAGAACTCGCTTTCCGGGCGGGGGGAAATTGGACTAACTCTTTTTATTAAAATTATCTAAGATAACTGTATAATCAGCTTCTCTATTACCTACCTTAGATATATTTAGTCCTAATGTATTCAATTCTGGGCTTAAAGTCCATTGCTGGTCTTTAAAGAATACCCATCTTTTGTTTCTTCTGCTGTAGAAGCACTTTAAGTCTAAACGAATAGCTTCGTTAAAAACAGTGATTCTTTTTTTAAGAAGTTCAGACAGTGATTGGACAGTCTGAGCTTTTTCGTTGATGTCCGAGTCGAGGAATAAAGCCCAGAACTTGGGCCATTTTTTATTTTTTTTATTGTTTGTTTCCATAGAAAATAGTTTATTGCGCTTGTTGAGAAGGTGGTTTAATTCCTTGTTCTTTTAACTGTTTATCATAAGCTAAAGAAACGGCCATAGCTTCTTCATGTGTTTCAAAACAACCTAAATACTTAGCGCGTCTTTTGACACGGTAGTTTTTAGATCCATCTTTAAGTGTTTTTATTGTTATTCCGTACTTATGATTTTCTCTCTTCTTTGTATTGTTACTGTTTTGTTCAAAAGTAACTTCAAACAAATTTGATATAGAGTTATTTAAGGAATTGTTATCTCTATGATCTACAAGCATATTTATTTTAGGCCAACGCTTGTGATACATAGTGTATAACAAAACATGAACATAGTAACTTTTTCCTTTAAACGCAGTCCTTTTATATCCATTCCATATATTAGTAATCTCTTTGCCAGAATTTCTGTTAGTTAACGTGCCTTTTTTAAAATCAACAGTATAACACTCTAATAATTCTTCTGGAGTTGGTCTATTTTTATATTCAAAATAAAGCTTCACGAACTCATCTACGTCCATATGCTGGCTTCTTTTATAGCGGAAAATTGCATCTTTCTCTTGGAAAGTCATGTACAGCTCTTCTAGTTGTTGATTTTCTTGATTCATAAATTAACCTGCATTAAAAAATTCACCGTGTAATTTTTGAGCTTTTTCATCTCGCCAAGCTTTAAGTATTTGAATTGTAGATTCAACAAATTCTTTTTTAACAGTCATCGACTTAGTGTATGTTTCTTTATCAAAAGAAACAAAAGCATCGACACGCACGCGATCATCAGAAACAGAACGCACGCGGACGCCTTTTGCTCCTAATTTGTTACTTTCCGACAACGATCTGTTGCTGGCGTTTTGAGAATTAGTGCTTTCTCTTAAATTGCAAGGTCTATTGTCTGTTTTTTTTCCATTTATATGATCTATCTTATAGCCTTTTTTAGCCCAACGACCATTGTGTAAACAAAAAATAATTTTATTAACCCTAGTTGCAAATCTATAATCTTGAAAAACAAAACCCACCGTTAAATATCCGTTTCTTAAACAACCAGCTTTTTTACCTGTTTTTATAAAAAACAAATTTCCATCTTCTTCATAAGAAAAAATCTTAGCTAATTCTTCTGGAGAAATAACATCTTCAATCCTTTTTTTTGGACCTTTATACTCCCAAACATCCATTGCATAGTTGAAGTTTTCTATTCCGCCGATTCTTTCTGCCAAGAGTCTAATTTCAGAGAGCATTTCTGCCGTGACAATCAACTCTTTTTTTTGATTTGTTTCTTTTGCTTTTTTAGTTAGCGCCATACAAATACCTTATTTAACTTCTTGTTCCAAAAGCAACAAAAGATCATCTGCATCAAGACGATCTGCCGAATAATGATCTAAAGGAGGAACTTCAACGTAATTTAACGGCCCCAAATGTGCCAAAAAGTCGCGTTTCTCCTCATTATAATCGAGAGGAAGATTATCGAATAACCACACAGTGCCCGGTTCAATTTTAGGGGGTTTAATTAGCTTTGCCCTCACATCCTCACGCGAATATATATCTTCAGCCTTAAATCCAAGGGAAAAGGCTTCATTCATAGCAAGGGCATAGTCTCTAGTTGCCACTGTGAGCATAAAAACTTTGGCCTTTTCTCGCGCCGCTGTCAAAAAGGCTAGCGAGCAACTTCTTAATCTAGTGTTGTAACTCTCTTTTTTAGACAAAGAGATCTTCTTGTAATTAGGCATATCTCTACCTGTATGTAAGCCAATAGAATGTATCAATGTCTCGTCTAAATCAACGAATATGTATTTGTTCATGTTATCTTTTGATTAAAAATATTAAAAACAGCTCAATCAACGAAGCTAATTTGAAGCCCAAGTAAAGAGTCATCCCTAATACTATCCTGTTTTTCAGTGTTTTCATTAAATTTTGGTAATTTATGTAAGAGTGGTCCTAAGTCAAATCTTCCAGCGTGAAATTCGGAATGGCAGTTTTTGCATAATGGCGCGCACTTCTGTAATTCTTTTACAATTTTTTCTTTTTTTAAGGGATTGACTGCATTAATGTCGCTAATGATAAATTCTTTTTTTGATGGGTCTATATGGTGAAAATCTATTGCTTCTGGATTTTTATAACCACATTTAATACACCCGCCGCCCATATAATTAACCATATCTATTTTTCCGAGTTTAACATTATGGTTTCTTTTTTTACCTTTAATTCTATCGCATTCTATACATTTAGAGCGAACGGATAATTCGTTCTTAGCTCCTTTTCTTTTATGAAATTGAGATCGACTTTTTGTTTGTCCGCAACCATTGCAAAATTTATTTGGTAAATAAACTTTCTTTATTTTTAATATTTTAATTCTTTTCGCGCATTCTTTGCAATTTGGATTAACGCCGAGTTTGCATCCTTCGTGCGACCAAAAATCAGACAATAGCTTTGATATATTGCAAGTTTTACAGGTTTTATGAGTTATATTTTGATTCATTAACAAATATTAACTGAGCAAATCATTCATTATCATTCAAATCTTCTTGATAAGGATAATAGTACCCATTTTTAATGTAAAAAACAAGCTCTTTGAAGCCTTTAACAAAATCACGCCCGGCTTCTTTTGGAGAGAAGAACATTTGGCCTAAAAATGTCAGCCCTGCCAGCGCAAAAAACGCTGGTATAGCTAGTAACGACCAAATTAGTCTTAAAAATAAGTTTTTCATCTTAGGTCCAAAATCTTTCGCGGTTCTTGATTACAAATTCGCACAGCACTGTATCACACTCGTTAAGGCGCTTGTCCATTTCAAGGTAAGTTGTGAAATTATCACTCTCTAAACTTAAAGCGTGATTGTGAATATCATCTAAAAGCTTTTGGCGTCCACCTTTGGCGTAATCATAAGCTTCTTTGAGTTGTTTACTGAACTCAGCCCCTTCTTTAGTTTCCGAGCAAACCTCTTCAAAGTATTTCTCTACTTCAACAAGCTCAACAACGCATCTAAGGTGAAAAAGAACGATTATTTCTACCATGTCCATGTATTCGCCTCTAGGAAACACAGCATCACGAAAATCTTTTTGCGGATGACGAAAGAAATTTTTGATTTTGCGCTTAGTAGATCGGTAGTGAAAGCTAATCCAAAAAAGTCCATCGCTGCAAGTCTCTCTTAGAAAATGCTGAACAGGATACTGCACAGACAAGTAATCATAATACTTGCTCCACTCTCTAAGACCTAGAGCGTATGGTCTAACATACCATCCAGTAGGCCAAAACCATACTTTCTTTTCTGTTTTTTCTTTGCCTTGTGAAACGTATTCTTCTGTTGTCATATTATTTAGAGTTCGATTGTTCTAGGAGCGTTAGTTGGTTTGTATCGTTCAGTGCAGATAGCTGCATTAACGAACATAGTGTTGTTTTTAACCTCAACGCCGTAGCCATTGTGAATGTGGCCAAAGACATGAAGCTTAAGTTTAAGTTGTTCAGTGATTGTAGTGAATAAGTTGGCGCATCCAACGTGAAGATCGCCCGGAGCTTTGTCAAGAATACTCATAGGCGGACCATGAGAGATCAAAACATCAGTATCTTTTGGAATCAAATCCCAATGCTGCTGAATAGCTGGTCCGCGATTGCGATTAAACGCCCAATTAAAGAATTCTGGTTGAACAGGAGAACCCCAAAACTTCAAACCTTCAATTGTGACGCCTTCGTCTTGCAAGTAATGAATGCCCGGCGGAATGATTGCGTTAATTTCAGAACGACTCGCCTTCTCCATCCAAAGATCATGGTTGCCAGCGATAACAAGCTTGTATTTGTGCGGCAAAGTGCCGAACCAATTAAAGAATTGGACGCATTCAAAGTAATCTCCATTGTTACAGAAGTCTCCAGAGTGGATAATCATGTCTCCATTTGGAATCTTGTCTTTAAGGTGTCCGTGGAGACCGTGTGTGTCAGATATGCAGATAATTTTCATTGAAATTCGACCATGTGTGTTGAACCGTTTTGCATAAAGTCCCAAAAAATATCGTACTCTTTTGATTCTTTGTCTTTTATGTCAAGAATAAAAGCAGTCATCTCGATGTCTTCTTCTATCTTTTCGTGAAGATGCTGAATTTCTTTTTGCAAACGCAAAACGTGACCTTCAAGACTTTTTGGAATTTTTAGTTTTTGGTTTTGCATTTTTTTTGGTAGGTTTTTGCTTGAGTGTCCCTATATCTATGCCGTAGTAATTGCCGACAAGAGAAAACGCCGCTAAAAGAAGCTCGCAATACTCCATGTCTTCTTTTTCCCAAGCCGCAAGATCTTTGCGCGACTTATATCTCTCTAAAGATGTTTTGGCACATTCTAAATGCCATTTAAGACTCATTTTAGCTATCGTGTCAATCATATCATCATCAACAACTTCACGCAAAACATCTTCTGCTGTTGGATACTTTAAATAATCTTGATTTAACTTTAAATTTTTCATGTTAAACCTTAGAGTGATCAGTTTTAAACCAAATGTCAAGAGTTGCCGTCAAAAAATCGTGAAATTCATCATCTTCTTTAACAGAGTTAAAATGAATATCCCGCTTTGCCAGCTCTTGATAAACAGCATTAGTCATTGCGGTGATGTCTTCTTTGTAAATTTCTTTGTTGGTTGTTAAGGTCATGCGATTTTTTGGAAAAAGGCTGCGATTTTGTGAAAAAATTTATATTTGTAGTGAGAAAATTTGCGATAAAGAGTAGTATAGAAAATATACTTATTGTACCAAAGATTATGATCTCTAGTCATACGCGCCTTCCACTCTTTCTCTCTCTCTAATCTTTCTTTGTTTGATTCTTTAGTGAATTTTGCTAAAACGATGCTGTCGCAAACGCCGTGGGTAAAAGTAGCTTCGTAATCTACAGAGCAATCCCAAAGACCAAGAACGTCTCGGTAATAAGTGTAGAAAACGATCTTGCCGTGATGGTTAACTTGCTCAAGATATTCTCCGCTTCTTTCTATATGGCCAAAATTCCAACCATCAGATGATTTTTCTGGTTGAACATATTCACTCACTTTGTATTTTTGTACAAAAAGCTTTTTGCCTTGTATAATATAAGTTTCCAAACAGTTGTACAAGTCTTTAGTTTGAAAATCGCCGTTATTAGAGTTTAAACCAAGGCAAATCATTTCCTCTGAGTAAGGAAGAGTGTCGCTAACGATAATTGTGTCGAACATTCCCATAAAATTAATTATTCGCCGAGTTTTACGTAATCAAGATTACCGCCTGATGGTGGAACGTAACCAATAGCTCTAATAAAGTTTTCCACTTCACTCAATAGTTCGCTTAAATCCATTTCGGTAGCGTCGATTACAAAGTTGATCTTTGTATCGTGTGACGATGTGCCTTCTCTATGACAAGAGAGTGTAATTGTTGTTTTGCTAATCATGTTAAAGTTTTGGAAACAAGGTATCCGTCTCCTGATGGAGTGAAATCAACACTATCTCCTTCATTAAGTCCAGCCTTTTTGAGCATTTTTTTTGGAATTATAATAAAGTAGCCGTCTTTGTCTTGAAGAACAGGCACTTGCACCTTATTTTTCTTTTTAAAAATATCATCAATTCTGTCTGCGAACTCGTCGGAAGAAATAGATGATGGGCGACGTTTTGATCCTTTTCCGTTCATAAGTTATAGTAGTTCAAGAGCTGGTTTTTCCAGTTAAAGTGTAAAATTAAACATGGAAGATCAGATAAATTCTTTTGTCTCTCAAAACTCAGTGCTTTTAGTAGCTGGCGTTGCTTCGTTGCTGTTTAAAGAGTTTATCATCAACATTGTCAAGAGCATTATCTTTAAAATGACATCTGGATTGAAAGAAGATGACGTTTTAATGTTTTGGGACGGTACAAAAAGCCCAGCAAGAATCGTGAGAATCGGTTTAATGTCAACAACTTTGTTTATCTACGATGTTAACGAAGAAGGAACTATCACTGGCGGCAGTCGTCTTGTTATGCAGAACGTGAAACTAGAGAATGTCAAGTTTTTGAAACGACTCTCAATGATTGACGAAGCTGATCTTAAACAGTTTAAAAAGAGTGTAAAATAATCAGATGGCTTACGTTACTTACGATAAAATCAGAGCGTATTTTACTAACGCTGATAGCACTACCGATAACATCTTATACGCAACTAGTTTAAGCGCATCAAATACAACTAGTTTAAAAAGAATTAGAAGAATTGGTCAGCAAATGGACAGCTATATCCAGACTGGCCCAAAAAGTTCAAGCATTTCCGCGAATGTTCTTTTAGTTTCTGGAGAAATCAACAAGATTATCAACTTAACTGGAGATTCGGTTACTGGTTCTTTGATTAAAGTTCCAGATTACCAGTTTAACAAGTGTTATTTGAAAAGTTTCTCCGCATCATTTGAACCTTGGAAGGTTGCATCTGCGGCGCTTCAGTTTGACTCTTACGGATTAGCGACTGGCTCTGGAATTTACTCGCACGCAGAGCAAGAAGCAGGAACTGGAAGCATTTTACTCTCTCCTTTAAGAGCAACAACAGTTCAATTCACTGCTCCAAATTTTTCCCAAACTCCAATCTCGCAATATGAGAATATTTCTTTCGATATTCAAGTCGATAGAGTTCCAAATTTTGTTATTGGCTCGGAATACCCTGAAAAAGTTAGCGTTTCCAAAATCACAAAGTCATTGCAGGTAAATGGATTGAGCAATGCGGACTGGCTATCGGATTATCAGCCAAATACAACAGTAACCTGCACAATTACAATGTCAGACTCTACTGTTTTTTCGGTAGCTGGCGTTTTATCTAATCAAACCCTCTCTGTTGATTCCAACGGAGTCGCTAAAGGAGGATTGCAGATTATTGAAGAGATGGTTTAACACTTTATGGCAAAAAAAGCCCCTAAGAATAAGAAAACTAAACCTGCGGGAATCACAATCCCACAACTAAAACAAGAAATCAAATTTAAAGAAAGAAAATTTAAGTTTTCAGATAAGCAACAAGACTTATTAAAAATACTTTTAAACGAGCAGACTAAAATCTCTTTCATCGCTGGACCAGCGGGAACATCAAAGACATTTATGGCTGTTTATGCAGCGTTAAACCTCATTAGTAACAATGACAAAGAAATTATTTACATCAGAACAATCGCAGAGAGTGGAGAAAAGTCTCTAGGCGCACTGCCCGGAACAGTTGGCGACAAATTCGCGCCTTACTTGATTCCTCTTGAGGATAAAGTTCACGAAATTATTGAATCTACTGATGCTCATCGTCTTAAGGATGACGGAAGACTTACCGCAATACCAGTAAACTTCCTAAGAGGCAGCACATTTACTGATAAAATTATCATTGCTGACGAAGTGCAAAACTTTACAGCTAAAGAGATTACAACTCTCTTAACTAGAATTGGAGAAGGTACAAAAATGTTTTTGTGTGGAGACTTTATGCAATCTGACATTAAAGTTAAGAATGGTTTCCTTGATTTCTTTGATCTTTTCACTGGAGAAGACTGTATGGAAAAAGGAATATATACTTTTGAGTTCTCAGAAGAAGATATTAAAAGAAGCGAAATCTTAAAATTTGTTGTAAAGAAGATTAACAACATTAATCTCCGTTATAGAATAAAAGATGAGCAGCGCAGCGTCAAAAACGTCTCAGTTGAATAGTTGGGCAAATATTATTAAAGTATTTGGCGGAATTTTGATCGCCTGTACGCTGTATTATCTAAATACAACGTATGTAAAGAGGGATGACTTTAATCCTGTTGCTGCGGAGATGAAAGTTCAGGCAGAGCAAATATCGTATGTTAATACAGAGGTAAAAAATATTTCTCGACGCCTTTCAAAGATAGTAGATGATGAGGGTAAGCCAGTTAATACGGATAAAATGGTTGAAATTCAGAAAGATATAACTAAGATATTAGTAAAGCTGGAAAATCTTAACGATAAGGTTGACCGCATATCTAAATAATAACTATGGCTATCACTTTCTGTTCATCGTGCGGTGCAAAGCATGAGTATGTTGGATTTGCGCCAAACTTTTGCTCAAAATGCGGCAATCCTTTTAACTCAAGAGCTGTTCAACAGCCAGCAGTAAAAGTCCAGCAGAAACCAACTGCTATTCGCAGTTCGCAAATAGAAGACGATGACGAAGATTCTTCGGACATTGAGGAGCTTCCACACATAGAGTCGTTAGACGTTGAAATCGCAATGGAGGGAGGGTTTAAAGCCTTCAGCCTAGAAGAACTTCAACGGAATCCCATGCAAGCGCAAGCTAGAAAGTTTAAAGTAAAGCGCGCTGATGGTATTGATGGCCTATCTCCTGAAAAATATGGAAGCTCAAAAGCTGATTAAGATAACTTACGAAGATAAACAGGATGTAATAGATAAAATCATTGAGAAGCACAGGTATATCTGGCAGCTCAAAGCGATTTGTTGGATGGATTATGAAGATGTCGCACAAATTGTGCGCTTTCACATCTCAAAGAAGTGGCACATGTGGAAGCAAGATCGTCCGCTTGAACCTTGGGTAGCTAGAATCACTTCTAATCAGATAAAGAACCTGCTTCGGAACAACTACTCTAATTATACTCGCCCATGTTTAGGGTGCAAGTTTAATCAAGGCAATGAGCCGCCAGCTTGCTCTATCACACCAAGCGGAAGACAGTGCTCCGAGTGTCCCTTGTATAGAAAATGGGAGAAAACAAAGAAGAGTGAATATGATGTTAAGCTCTGTGTATCTATTGAAGGTCACGTTGATGCTGTTCATTCAATGCGCGATCAAAATTTCGACATTTTATCAAGCGCAGCTCGCCTTCATGAAGAGATGCGCTTATACCTTGCTCCTAAGCAATACAGGGTCTATACAAGGCTTTTCGTTGACGGTGTGGACGAGGAGAAGGTAGCGGCAGAAATGGGCTACAAGACGAACGAAAAGGGTAAAAAGGCTGGATACAAACAAATCAAAAATCTTAAGAAGTTATTTCGTCAAATAGCTTTAAAAATTTTACAATCGGAGGACATTTTAAGTGGAAGCTAAACAAGAACCAACAGACATCTCTTTTACAAACGAAGAGGCAACACAAATTAGAGACTTAGCAAAGCAGTTTCCTGATTTAAATACTATCACACGCAAATTCTTTGCTAATGAGAAGCTTGATGGGCGATCTAAACAAGGAATCGCTATTAGATCGTTCTTAGCAAGTAATAAGATCAATTATAAAACATCTAAGTATGAAAGAGCAGCGGACATTGAGTTCTCAGAGTCCCAAAAAGAGTTTATCATTGATCAAACAGCTATTGGATTATCCGCTGTAAGAATTGCGGAGCTTATTTTTCCTGATCGCAAAATTGTTAACCTTGGAGTTGAGCAAAGAGCTGTTGCGAACTTCGTAAGAACAGCAAACGTCGAAGGGCAACCTGAATCAGAGAGCGCAATTGGCGTAAAGTACTTAGTTCCACGTTCTGTTGAGCGGGTAATCAACAAAATCAATCAAGCTACTGGTGAAAAGATTAATAAAGAAAAGCTTAGCCGTCAGCATAAGCTCTGTATCGAGAAGCTCACTATCAATTTAGCCAACTCACGGTTTCAAAAGATCATCAACTGCTACACATCACAAGAAGATCGCAATATCTTTGAAGAAGAGTTCATCAGAATGACTTGGGATAAGCCAGACCTTACTGCTGACGAAGTTAACTTGTACATGAACGTGTGCAAAGAAATTATTAACTTAGAAACAACTTCAAGACACTTAGATAAACTCAATAAAATGTTTGAAGATACTCAAGAGCAGAATGAAATGAGCATTCGTCTTGCCGAAATCATCAAAGCAAAGAGCGGCGAGTATCATCAATGCGAAGGTCGCGTAGAAAGCTTGATTAAAAAGCTTCAAGGTGATAGATCAGGACGGATCAATGCTAGACAAAAGGAGAATGCTTCTATCTTAGCTATTGTTCAGCTCTTTCAAGACGAAGAAGAGCGAGCTAACATGATCAAGATTGCTGAGATGCAAAAGACTCTTGTTAGAGAAGAAGCTGGCAAGCTTGAAAGTATGGTCGAGTGGAAAGCTCGCATCTTGGGCATATCATTAGATGATGCCGTTTAAGTGCAAAGAATGTAATCAAGATTTTCCAAGCGAAAGAAGTCTTCATACCCATTTGAAGAAGCACAAGATGTCGCTTGCAGACTACTACTGCGCCCATTACCCGAAGAAAAACCTCTTAACTGGTACAAAGTTAAGCTTCAAAGATAAAGAGTCTTATTTTGAAAAGGATTTCGAGAACAGAGAGCAGTTATTGAAGTGGTGCAACTTTGAAAAAGCAGAAGTTGTTAAACCGTACATCAAACAACTGCTTAAAAAGCGCATAGATAACAAAGAATTAGCTGTTGCGCCTAGCCATATCGAAATTGAGACGAGCGAGCTGCCAACTATTGATTGTTTTAAGAAGCATTACGGCTCTTACTCTGCTGTTTGTTCAGAGATTGGCGCAAAGCCAATGTTCACAAAGAATATCCACAAAGATTTTTACTCTGACTACTCTAATGTTAATATCTTCATTGATACAAGAGAGCAGCAGCCGTTGCAGTTCCCAAATCAAAGAGAAGTTAAGCTAGATTTTGGAGACTATACTGTTGGCGGGCAAAACTACTCTAAAACGTTTGTAGATAGAAAATCAGAAGGCGATTTTAAGAGCACTTTAGTTGGCGAAAACTTTGATAGGTTTAAAAGAGAAATCGAGAGATGCAAATCTATGGATTGTTTCTTGTTTGTCGTGGTAGAGTCTAGTTTTGATCAGATTAAAAATAACAACGACTTCACCTCACACAAATCCAACTTAAAATTCGTATATCATAATATGCGTTTGCTGCAACAAGAGTTCCACAAGAACTGTCAATTTGTTTTTTCGGGCAGCAGAAAAAATAGCATAGCGTTAATACCTAAACTTCTTGTTTGTGGCCCAAAACTTTGGGAAACGGACATTCAATACTTCATAGAAAAGGATCAATTATGGCTTGGATCGTTGGCGACCAAAAAAGAAAAAGCACTTACAACAGTAACAAAGTAAACGAAGAGATTTTAAAGAAAGAGGGCTTTCTAGAAGAGCGAGAAGCTAAGATTTTACTTTATAAATTTCTACGCAGCAACATTTCATTCTCTTCTGAGATTATCTGTGGCGTAAAACCGTTTCCATTTCAGCATCTCGCAATCAAAACGATGTTTGAAACAGATTACTCTATGATGGTGTGGAGTCGCGGTCTCTCCAAGAGCTTTACCTGTGCTGTTTTCGCTGCATTAGACGCGATTTTGAATCAAGGTGTTCACATTGGTATTGTAAGTAAAACATTTCGTCAGGCAAAGATGATTTTCCGCAAGATTGAAGAGATCGCGGACAAGCCAAACGCTGTTTTCTTAAAGCAAGCTATAACTAAAGTATCAAAGAGTTCTGATGAATGGACAATGGAGTTTGGTCGCAGCAAAATTACTTGTTTGCCTCTTGGCGACGGCGAAAAGCTTCGTGGTTTTCGTTTTCACCGTATGATGATTGACGAGTTCTTGTTGATGCCAGAAAGAATCTTCAACGAAGTTATTATTCCGTTCCTTTCTGTTGTTCAAAACCCAACAGAGAGAAAAGAAGTATATGATTTGGAAACTCAGCTCATTGCAAAAGGAGACATGACTGAAGAAGAGCGGTTTAAATGGCCAAACAATAAAATTATCGTATTGTCATCTGCTTCTTATCAGTTTGAGTATATGTATAAACTTTATAAGCAGTATGAATCGCTTATCAAGTTCCCAGAAAAGGATGGAAAAGGCGGATCAACAAGAGCTATCTTGCATTTCGCTTACGATGTTGCTCCTCACGGTCTTTACGATGAGAGTTTGTTGACTCAAGCTAAATCAACAATGTCTGAGTCGCAATTCCAGAGAGAATTCGGCTCTAGATTCATGGATGATTCTTCTGGCTACTTCAAATTAAGTAAGATGCACGAGTGTACAATCAAGCCGCTTGAAGGACAAGCGATTGAAGTGGCTGGTCAGAAAGGTTCCGATTATATTTTAAGCTTTGACCCTTCATGGGCAGAGAATGAATCGTCTGACGACTTTGCCATGAACCTTATTAAGCTTGATGTTCCTAATCGCAAAGGAATTCTTATTCATAATTACGCTGTATCAGGAACTAATCTTAAAAAGCACATAGACTACTTAGCTTACTTGATGAATAGCTTCAATATCGTTGGAATGTGCGGCGACTATAACGGTGGCGTGCAGTTTATCAACGCCGCAAACGAAAGCGAAGTGTTCAAACAAAGTAAAATTGAAATCAAAATGTTTGAAGCTGATTTCGACTCACCTGAAAAGTACCAAGACGAGATTCGCAGAGCAAGAAGAGCGTATAATTTAAAAGACACTCGCATTTGTTATCTTAGAGTGCCAACAAGCTCTTGGATTCGTTACGCCAACGAGTTATTGCAGTCTAATTTCGATCATAGAAAGATGCTGTTTGCTGCGGAAGCTGTTGATAACGATTTTACCGCACAAAAGAACAAGGTGATTCCAATTAAAACGATTAAATTCTTCCGTGATCAAGAAGATAATCAAACGAACGACGCAAAGATGGTTGATTTCGTTGACCATCAATCTGATTTGATCGAGTTGGTTAAAGCGCAGTGTTCTCTTATTATTCCAACAACGACAGCTAATGGGCATCAAAGCTTTGACCTTCCGCCAGAGCTTAAAAGACAAAGCGGAGCGGAAAAAACGCGCAAAGACTCATACTCTTGCTTGGTATTAGGCAACTGGATGATGAAAGTTTATTTTGATATGATGGATTGTCCAGAACAACAGGCGCAAACTTTTACTCCGTTCTTCGTAAGGTAAAATGAAAGTCATAAAAGTACTTTTGATACTTTTAGTGTAACTTTTACTATATAATCATATGTCGCGTTCATATAACAAGAAGTCGGACTATTGGAGCAAGTTTAAAAAGCCAGAAAGCGACCAGCTTCCTGTTCATAATAGCTACGAACCAAAGCTTTTAGGCGAATCCTACTTCACAGAAGTCTCTAACGCGTCTTATACTCGTGCAGTTCAAGGAGCTACAGAGACAGGACAAAATACAAAAGCTCCAAGAAACGGAACAGACCATAATATTCGTCGCTATGCTCTTTTGAGTCAAGGATTGCTTCCTTATCAGTTCTCTAAAGACGGTGTTGATATTCGTGACGCTATTCTTCTTTGCCAAAAGGCTTACGCAAACGTTGCGTTAGTTAGAAACACTATCGACATTGCTACTGAGTTCGCCAATACAGAAGTTTATCTTGAAGGCGGCACTGCTCGCAGCAGAGAATTTTTTACCAAGTGGTTTGAGAAGATCAAACTGTGGAAATTAAAGGACCAATACTTCCGCGAATACTATCGCAGCGGAAATATCTTCTATTACCGTATCGACGGTAAGTTCAAAGCAGAAGATTTTAAACTTTTGTCTGGTTTGAGCGAAAACGGAGTTGTTAATAACAAGGTTCCTCTTAGATACATCTTAATTAACCCTTACGAAATCGTTGCTAAAATCTCCGCTTCTTTTTCGGACGCAATTTACGAAAAACTTCTTTCAGAATACGAGCTGGAAAGACTAAAGAATCCAAAGGACGATGCTGATAGAGAGCTGTTTAAATCTCTTCCTCCTGATATGCAGAAGAAGATTAAAGACAAAGCTTTTTTCAGAGACGGATTAAAGATGAAGCTAGATCCAAAATTTTTGCTCTACTCTTTTTACAAGAAACAAGATTATGAGCCGTTCGCAATTCCGTTTACCTTTCCAATCATGGAAGATGTTAACGCGAAATTGGAATTAAAGCATATTGACCAAGCTATTTCTCGCACAGTTGAGAACGTGCTGCTTCTCATCACTATGGGCGCGCCTCCCGATCAAGGCGGCATCAATCCAGCAAACATGGCAGCTATGCAATCGCTGTTTATGAACGAAAGCGTTGGCAGAGTTCTCGTTTCTGACCATACAACAAAAGCTGAATTCGTTATTCCTGATTTAAAGAAAGTCGTTGGCGAAGAAAAGTACAAAATTCTTAATCAAGATATTAAAGAAGGCTTGATGAACGTTCTTGTTGGTGACGACAAGTACAATGGGCAAACCGCAAAGATTGGCTTCTTTATGGAACGCTTGAAAGAAGCTCGCAACTGCTTCTTGAGCGATATTCTCCAACCAGAAATTATTCGCATCTCAAAAGATTTAGGCTTTAAGGCTTATCCTACTGCTAAATTTAAGGAAATTGATCTCAAGGACGAGATTCAATATATGCGTACAGTTAGTCGTTTGATGGAACTCTCGATTATTACTCCAGAGCAAGGTATTGAAGCTATGAACAATGGCAAATTGCCTTCTCCAGAAGAATTGAGCCCAGCGCAAAACAGGCTTGTAGAAGATAGAAAGAAAGGACACTATAATCCTCTTGTTGGAGGCGTTCCAATGACAGAAGATCCGAACGCCCCAGAGCCAGCCGCTCCTGTTGCTGTTGGAAAGCCAGTTAATAAAATCTCTAGAACACCAACAGCGAAACCAAAGAACTCTACCTCTGGCAGACCACTAGGAACAAAGTCAAAAGCCTCTACATCTGACATTCAATCTACTGTTTATGCGATTGATGCCTTTATGAAAGCTTCTGAAACGTTCACTGCTCAAAAGTTTGGAGTGCAAAACTTAAACGATCAGCAAAAATCTAGCGTAATTGACTTATGTAAGAAAGTTGTTGCTGCGACAAACAAAGAAGAGTGGACAACTACCTTGCAAGCTTGCGTGCAAGATTTAAACAAGATCGAAGCGCTCAAGCCAATGAAAGAAATCATAGATGCGGCTGATGAATTTTTGTTAGACGAATATTCTGCGGCTATTTTCTATCATTCTGCTGTAAAGTAATTCATGGCGTTTAAGTATAAGACGAAATTAGACAATATTTCTGTCGCTTGTCACAAAGCGGATAGTAAAGATTTTCAGATTTCAAAAGCCTCACTAGACGAGCTGAAAAAGCTGTCTCCAAACATTAATTTTGAAGATAATCCTGATTTATTAGGCGTATCTTTTAACTTAGCTGTGCCAAACATGGTTAACCATAATGGCGACAGTATTTCTGGGGCGACTGCTGCGAAAATTGCTAAACGATTTGTAAACAAGTATCTAAATATTGAGCATAACAAGAAAAGAGTTATTGGCCATATTACGAATTACGGTTTTAACAGATTAAGCGATAACTCGACAATGAGCGAAGCTGAAGCTAGCAAAACGTTAGACCCATTTTATTTATCAGTTGCTGGCGTTGTGTATAAGACGGTTGATTCGTCATTTACTTCTTTGATGATTCGCAATTCTGACCCTACTGATTCATTCAAAAACTCAATTTCTGCAAGTTGGGAGATTGGTTTTACTAATTATTATTTGGCCGTTGGAAGTGAGAATTTAAAAGAAGCGGACATCATTACTGATCCAGAAACTGTTGCGGAATATTCAAAATATTTAAAGAGCAGAGGCGGCAACGGAAGGTTGTCGGACGGCACAATGATTAACAGAGTTATTGTTGGAGAAATCTATCCGCTAGGAGGAGGATTCACCACAAATCCAGCCGCGCAAGTTAATGGCGTAGCGGCTTTTGATTCTAATGTTTCAGTTTCTTTTGAAGATTACGAAAAGGAACTTTCAGAGAGAGAACAGCAAGATTTAGAGATGCAAAATGCGTCAAAAGATTATCGTCACGAGGTGATGGCGTTCTTAGAGAATAAAAAATCAAATTCCATTTTAGATATAAAAAATGTAAAAAATATAAACCATATGGACTTAGAAAAACTTATCGTAGAACTCAAGAGTGCTCTTCTTGAGAAAAAGTTCGGTGAAGAAGCTGTCGCTTCAATGACCAGCCAATTCACAGAAGCTATCAAGCAAAAAGACACAGAATACCGCGATTCACTCGCTGCTGAGAAAACCGCTAAAGAACAAGCTCAGAAGCTTTATGACGAAACTCTCGCTTCTGTTGAACAAATGAAAGCTTCTTTAGCTGCTACTCAAGAAGAATTAAACAAAATCAAAGAACAAAAAACTCAAGAAGAAGCCGTTGCTCGCCTCAATGCTCGCGTTAGCGAACTTGACGCTGCTTACGAACTCTCTGACGAAGACCGCAAGGTTATTATCGGCGAAGTTCAAGCTCTTGAAGCCGTTGAGGAAGCTTTTGCTTCTTACAAAGAAAAATTTGGTGTTGTATGGAAACACAAAAGCAAGGACTTCATCAAGGCGCAAGCCGCTGAAATCGAAAAGAAGATTTCTGAACAAGTTGAAGCTCGTCTTAAAGAAGTCAGCAAAGCTTCTGTCGCTACCGTTGTTGAAACAAAGGTAGAAGACAAGAAACCTGACATCACAGCCGCTCTTGAAAGCGCTGTTGCCACAAACACCGCGCCAGATAGCTCTGTATCTGTCGAAATCAACTTCCGCGATAAGTTTGCACAAGCTTTTTCGCGTGAAAACATTAGCGTAAGCTATTCTAAATAATAACAATCAAGTAAATATATAATAAGGAAAACAATATGGCTATTCGTCTCTTACCATTCCGTCAACTCAATGAGTTTGACGTGGTCAATATGTACGCCCTTGTTGACGCTGCCGTTAACGAGAGCACAACAGGCGTTGGCAGCGGTGACGCAGGTGTTTTCGTTAAAGTTTCCGCAGGTAACTTTGACTTAGATCCTGTTTCATACGCTTCCGACTCATACCTCGGCAAAACCGATTACCCACACATCGGCGCTGCCCAATATCCAAAGGTTAACCTCAAGGTTACACCTGCCGCCTCTGGCGACCTCACAAACTGCCTCGGACTCACCCTCCGTCAAACTGCCAAAACAGATGAAAACGGCGAAAAACTTCTCTACTACCGCCAAAAAGCGGAAGAGCTGATGTGTGTTCTCCCTGGTCAAGCTGTTCCAGTCGCTACTCGTGGTATCTTCTCGCTCGGCGCTAACGCCATCGACGGTACCCTCACAGTTGGCTCTGGTTTCAAACTTTCCGCCAATGGCGGCAAAGTTACTGGCTGCGCTCACAGCGATGCTGGTTACCTCGGCCTCGTTCTCGGCACAGGCTCACGCACAACTCTTAACGGTGTTGCTGATCAATTCAACGGCGGTTTCGCTGTTATCGGTCTGCGTATGTAATTGAACAATAAAATATAAAAGGAAAAAATTTATAATGAAAATCACATTAAAGCGCACACCAGAACAGATTGAGCTTATCAAAGCTATGGCTAGCCGCAACCGCACCGTCGCTTACGACGCGCAAGTTGCTCTCGCCTCATTCATTGGGCCTGTACTTGCAGAAGTTATCAACAACGCTCCTACACTGAGCAACTTGTTCACAACTCTGCCATTCAACGCCGATGACAATCCTAGCATCCCGCTCGACCTCTACTTCGACATCAATGACGAAGACTATATCACAGTATATTCTCAGTCAGTCGCTGGTGGTCTCCCAACCAATCAAGTTCTCCCAACCACATCCGAATTGAAAGTTGCTACTTACAGCCTCGACAGCGCTCTGTCGTTTGACCGTAAGTACGCCGCCAAACATCGTATGGACGTTGTAGCGAAAACCTTCACCCGCATGGCTCAAGAAGTTCTCTTGAAACAAGAACGCACTTCTGCCTCGCTGGTAATGGCCGCTCTCGCCGCAGCTTCGACAAACAGCAAGCAGCACGTTCAAAAAGCTAACCAAGCTGGTCGTTTCCTCTTGGCTGACTTGAACGAACTGCTCACCCTCGCAAAGCGTATCTCCACATCGTGGGCTAATGGTACTCCTGCTGGTGGCGCTCGCGCTGGTTTGACCGACATTCTGGTTTCCCCAGAAATCGTTGAGCAAATCCGTTCGATGGCTTATAACCCAATCAACACCGTTTCTGGCATCACTGCCGCTGGCGGCACAGCTTCTTCGGTCGGCATTCCTGCCACCGACGAAATGCGCTCCGCTATCTACGGTTCGGCTGGTATCCCAAGCTTCTACGGCGTTTCGATCTTGGAATTCATTGAAATGGGCAAAGGCCAAAAGTTCAACACCATCTTCGACACCGCTGCTGACACCACCGCCTACACAAAGGCCGATGGCACAAGCTCTGGCACATTCGATGGCTCGACACAAGAAATCATCGTTGGTATCGACCGCAGCCGCGAGTCTCTCCTTCGTGTTGTCGCAACAGACCCAGATTCCAATTCGGAATTCACCCTCGTTGCCGACGACCAATTCAGCATCCGCCAAAATAAGATCGGTTATTTCGGCTCGATGGAAGAAGGCCGCATGATTCTTGACCGTCGCGCCCTTGTTGGCAAGATCGTCTAATAGAATAGTTCTTACAAAACCCGCCTCGAAAGGGGCGGGTTTTTTTATTCTCTATATTCTAGAAAAGTGTAAACTGTAAGGTATCATCTAGTATGGAAATATCAACTGGACAGTCTAAAGTTAAAGGAAAAGCGAGTCTTATGAGTGATTTAAACAACATTCAAGATAAGAACTCTAAGGAATATCGTGATAAAATTCGTGAACTAGAAACCGCTTTGGGCGTTAAAGAAGTAAATATTTTTGGTACAGCAAATCGCTCTATTTTTGAAGAGAATTTAGATGAGATGAGTGAGATGCAAATGCAAGCATTGGCTCGTCGTCTTTATATCGACCAATCTGGTAGCAAGCCTATGTTAAAAAAGCGTTTAATGAAGCAGTTTGATACTCAAAACGTTGCAAGTCGCAGTTATTTTTCTCCACAACCCCAACAAAAAGAGCTATTTTCTGATGAACAGAAGATCGCTATGAACAAAATCTTAAATGGCTAATATCGAACAAGTAGCAAGCGGCATATTCTTCTATGAATTTGATGCTGATACGGCGGAAGCTAATATCAGTGTTATTTCTGGCTGGATTACCGCAAACTTAGGCGAAATCAACAACTTGATTTTTACTAATTTCACAGGTGAAGATGCTAGTCTTGGAAAAGAAGAGCAAGATATTCTCAAGCATCTTTACATGGCGAGCTACTACAAAAAGAAGTCGAGAAACGTCATTAAATCTATTGGCTCGTCCTCTGGAAATGGAATCTTGTCTCTTAAAGACGAAGACAACACTATTGTATTCGTTAATACAAACGAAGTGAGCAAACAGTTTCACAGTTTGTCTAAGAGTCATATGGAAGAAGTTAATAAGCTCGTTTATGCTTATAATTCTTACCAAGCAAGACCAACTCAAGTCGTAAATAAAAATATGTACAACGACATTATGGGTTTGGTTGCTACTGGAACTGGCTTCGTTATCTACTAAAGCTAGTTTTAATTAAAATTCAAAAGCGCACCTTTAAAAGTGCGCTTTTTGTGTAAATTTAATAGAACGCTGTCACAATGTCTGCTTCTACCTACAACATTTCCATAGAAACGAATACAGATTATTCTGTTAGCCTGATACTTAAAGATGCTGGAGGCGTACCAATCAATCTTACTTCTGCAACAATTGATGCAGAAATAAAACAGAATTATTATTCGCCAACTCTTGTTTCTTTTACGGTAACAAAAACAAATCCTAGTATTGGCTCAATCAAACTTGCTTTAACTGCGGCGCAAACTGCGGCATTACATCCGGGTAGTTTGCTGTATGATGTTTTAGTTAAATTTGATAATGGTACATTTCAAAAAATCTTAAAAGGAACTATCACAGTAGATTCAGGCGTAACATCACTCTCATAAAATGCCTGACGTAGTTGAAATTATTATATCTGGTAATGATGCTGGTCCAATTCAAATTATTGAAGCAGATCAGTTCAACCATAACTCTCTTCCTGATTTGCAGGGAGGAACTGGTGGACAATATTATCACTTAACAAGTGGTCAATACAATTTCGTCACTGGAATTTTCGCGGATCAAATTGATCCTACTCATGATGTATATTTTGAAAAGAATGTATCTGTCACAGGCACACTTCTTCTCGGCAGCGGAACAGATAATTCATTAAGTGGAATTCGTACAGCTGCTGATGGCAATTTTTCTCAAGCTGGCGATGCTCAATATTCGGAGTTTATTCTCAAAAGAGAAACAACAACAACTGGAACTTATGAGTTGGCGTTTCCAAATCAAATTAAGAAGTTAACTTTGCCTAATAACACTTCATGGTTCTTTAAAGTGAGAGTTATTGGAAGATCAAATGCCGGTTTAACATCAACATTTAATGCAGAAGGCACAATTAAAAAAGGCATAAGCGCAGGATTCACGGAAATTGTTGGAGGAACAATCGTGAACGGAATAACAGATGAGTTGGCAGTTGGCGGAATGTTAATCGACGCTGATACAACTTATGGTTACCTCAAAATCAGCGTTTTAGGCTTGGCCGCGACCACAATTCACTGGGTCGCATTCTTAGATTTAATACAAGTCAAATAACAACAAAATCGTGTAAATAATTTAACAACGGAGAATTTAAAAAATGGCTATCTACTATACAGGCTCACTGGTCGGCAATCAAATCAACTTTACAACAGGCTCTGCGTCGATTGTTGCCGCTGACCTCAAACAGTATGTTATCGACCAGACAGTTTCTGGTGGACAAACAGGCTTAGCACCAAGCACAAAGGCTACATTCGACTTTACCACTGGTGTTTCTGGCTACTTTAGTGGCCAAGACTACAACCTGAGAGTCGCCACAGGCGTTATCTCCAATTTTACTGGTACTCTTGGCTCTGCCGCTTTCCGCGATATTTCCGCAACAGTCGCGGAAAACGGAACTGGTGTTTCAACATCTGATTCTGTATGGGATTTCGGCACAGGCTTGTCTGGCTATCTCTCTATTAACGCTGGTAATCTTTATCAGGTTAACGTTTCTAATCCAGCTACTGGTACAGCAAATATTAATTTAACTGGTCGTGTTAGCGGTCAAGTTTTCAATGATTTTGTTCAAGTAGTTGCTGGAACTGGCCTTGATCTTTCCGTTGGCGGCGACGCAATCACAATTTCTCACCATGATACATCTAGCGTAGCTGACGTTACCGTTGCCGCAGCTGCTGGTTCTGCTATCACTGGTGTTGTATTTACTTTTGACCCATTTGGCCACGTTCTTACCGCCACTGGTCAAACCGCAGTTATCGTTCGCGATCAAATCGCTAGCGGCGTAACAACAACTGCTCCAAGTGAAGGTTCTGTTCATACCTTGTCTGGTTTGCTGAGAACTTTAATTGACGAATCTTATGCTAGAGATTTACAAAGCGTAACAAACAGCGGAAATTCTACAACTAACGGCATTAATATCGGTGGCGATTTAGTTGCTAGTGGCAATGTAACTCTTGGTAGTGATGCTTCTGATACATTAACAGTTAACGCTGGACCAGTTGTTTTCCTAAACTCTGTTCAAAGCTCTGACGCTGTTGTTTTCGGTCCAAATGATGCGACAAAAGTTTCTGCTTACAAATCAGACACAAATCTTTTAAGACTTGATGGTAGCTTAGTGATTACTGGTAACTTAACAGTTAGCGGTACTACAACCTACATCAACACAACCGAAACAAACATCGGTGACGCTCTGATTACTCTTAACGCTGACTTTACTGGCGCAGTACCAACTGAAAACGCTGGTATTGAAATTGAACGCGGTACCGAAGCAAACACAGCTCTCCGCTGGAACGAAGGTCTTGATCGCTGGCAGTTCACAAACGATGGCACGACATACTACAATATGCCGATTACATCGGAATTCACCATGTACGACCTTGCTGTCGCTGCTGGTGGAACAAACGATGCAATCATTCGTATCACAGGTTCTAACGGTGACGTAAATGATATTACTGTTAGCGGTTCTAGCGGCATTCTCGTTACTGATAACGGTTCAAATCTGATTGTTGTTTCGCACGAAGATACTTCTTCTGCTGTTAACACAGTTAGCACAAATACTCTAGGCGTCGTAATCCAAAGCTTTACTGGTTTGGTTGATACATACGGCCACATTACTGGACTTGGTCTTCAAACAACTGATCTTGACGTTCTTTATCCTCGTACTGGTCAAGTAACACTTGATTACATCACTACAAACGGTTCTGGCACCGCCAACGACCTTGTTATCGGTGGTATTACAGTTTCGGGTTCTGCTCAAGCTAAATCTGATCACTTTGCAGTTTACTGCACAACTACTGGCGATGCAACTACAGAAATGTTCTTGAACGGAACATCTGGGCGCGTCACTATCGCAAACAATTCTGCCGCTTCCTTCAAAGGAACAATCACAGCGTTCGACACAACAAACGCTAAAGCCGCTTCTTGGTCTTATGACTGCTTGGTCGCTAACAAAGCTGGCAATACAGCTCTTGTTGCTAACGCTATCGTAACAAAGTTCGCTTCTGAAAGCAACGCTCCTTGGGAAGTGTTCGTTGATGGCGACAATACAACCGATTCTCTTAAGCTCCAAGTTAAAGGCGAAGCCGCCGCCACAATCAAATGGACTGCTAGCGTAATTAGCGCTGTCGTTTCATAAGTGGGCGATGAATTTTGAAATTAACATAAAGCAATATGGGAGTTTACTATCTAGGAGCAAGTCCTCAACAAGTTGATTTTCAAATCGTCGATGTTGATACTGGCGTTTTCTTAAACGCGCAGAGTGGCATAGCTTATAGTTCAACTCGCTTAAGCGGACAGTTTTCATCTTACTATACAAACGCATCTAATCTAACTGGAACTGCAAATTTACCTTCTGGTGTTTTTGGTACGTTAGATGTTGATTCGTTTATCAGAAATGTATCAACTAAGTATGTTGATTATACCGTTTCTACTGCTGATGACGTTGTTATTTCAAGTTCTTCTGATCCGAAAACTATTAGTTTAATCTCTGCTTCTGGCAACGCTGGAAGACAGTTTGTAATCAAGAATAAAGGAGCTGGAACTGTTACAGTTAATGCTTCTGGAGTTGGTCAAATTGATGGTGCGAATACTTATTCTTTGCCACAGTATGAATCTATCTCTGTGTTTAGTGATGGGTTAACTTGGAACGCTGATGCTGGTAAGCAAGGTATTCAGGGTATTCAAGGGTTGCAAGGCGTGCAAGGAACTCAGGGTCCGCAAGGAACTCAAGGCGTTCAGGGAACTCAGGGTGTTCAGGGTACGCAAGGTCTTCAAGGTCCACAAGGAACTCAGGGCGTGCAGGGCACTCAAGGCGTTCAGGGTACTCAAGGGCTTCAAGGCCCACAAGGAACTCAAGGTGTGCAGGGTACGCAGGGTATCACTGGCTCGCAAGGCACTCAAGGAGTTCAAGGGACACAAGGCATCACTGGTTCGCAAGGAACAACAGGATCGCAAGGCGCGACTGGTTCTCAGGGCGCGATTGGTTCTCAGGGCGCAACTGGATCGCAAGGCGCTCAAGGAACTCAAGGAAGAACTGGCTCACAGGGTACAAACGGAACTAACGGCTCACAAGGAACAAGCGGAACTAATGGAACGAACGGCACAAATGGTACAAATGGTTCGCAAGGCGCTACTGGTGCTCAAGGCGCTGGCGGCTTAACTACGCTTACAGCAACTAGCGTCGTTGCTAGCGTAAGCGGAACAAGTAGCACCGAATTGGTCCGTGGCAATATGGCTGATAACGACCAATTTAGAATATTGGTCGGAGGCACTTCAAGTAACTCTGGTTTTGCGGAAATAGCAACTGCCGATGACGGAACTGAGCCTATTTATGTAAGACAATATACTGGAGTCTTCTCTTCTTTAGTAAGAACAGCAACCTTATTAGATGGATCAGGAAATACAAGTTTTCCTGGTACCGTTACTGCATCTACATTTTCTGGGAGTCTTAGTGGTAATGCTTCTACTGCTTATGGACTAAATGTTCATACTGGGAGAAATAATGAAGCGAATAAAGTTGTAAGAACTGATGGTAGCGGATACATTCAAGCGGGCTGGATTAATACTGATTCTGGTGAT